TAAACGTCCTTGCCTAAGTTGATTAACTCGAGAGCATAATTAAACGACTCTCTCAAAGCATCGTTATCAAGGGCAAGGTACACGGTTTTAACGTTATTCTCTACGAGTTTAAGCATTAATGCACGCGGAATAGTTTTACCGAATAGCGGTATGGCGTTTCTCTTCAAAGCGATTGCGTCAAATATACCCTCGCACAGGATTACAGGTACATTCCAGTTGATAAAGTATTCTAACCCTATGAGTTCGTTTTTATTGCAGGAAGGGGCATTGTACTTCCGTGCTGGATCTCTTTCAAATGACCTGGATATAAAGTAATTTATGCGGCCGGTCTTGTTATAAGAGGGTATAATGATAGAATTAGCATACTTACCTTTCTCACAATAACCTATATTGTATTTTAAAACATCTTCCTCAGTTATACCTCTATTTTTTACATAAGCTTTAGCTTGACGGTAAGTTAAATTACTGCTAGCTTTGGATAGAGGTATAAATTCCTTCGGTAACTGAACTGTAGCATACTTTTTATCCTCTACCTCAACCTTACCGTCCGGGAAGTAGCTTCTCATTTCAGTAATCTGGGCCGGACTTGCATGTAGTTTTCTTAGTAGCGACACCAAGCTACGTCCTTTTGTAGCAGGTTCACAAGTCCAACAATGAAAGAACCCGCTCTTGGGATCTATTTCAAGCTTTGGCTTATGGTGCTTACAAAAAGGGCAATGGAAGGCGTGATTACCTTTCGTTGAAGGCTTAGATTTACCTAAAATACTATGTAAAAGTCCAAGGACCAGGCGGGATTGCTCCATGTAGAATAAGTCTCTTATTATAATATAAGAATTTATTCTGAGATTATCAAATCCTTTCTAAAAAACTTGGCAAGTACGTTGTCGTTGTACGACTTATCAGTAAGGAGTACTTCGTTTACGCATTGAAAATGAACTTCCCAATAGGTTAATTGCTTTTTATTATAGCAAAATTTGAGAATTTCTTTACGAAAATGTTTTGTTCCGCTATCTTTAATCTCTTGTAACAGTACCTTATTGGATCCCCAATAATTTTCCCAATCAGACTCTTTAGTTACAAGTTTTTTTGTAGGTTTTTTACCGGGTCCGGTATGTTCGGCAAGTTCTTTTTTAGTTAGCTTTTTCTTGGTATTAGAAAAAAGAGATTTTCTTCCGATATAAAATTTTCCTGTCTTAAGATTGATAATTTTATAGATAAAGCCAATACACCCTTTAGGAAATTTGTCTACAGAATCAAATTCTGTTACGTTTCCGTCTTTATACACAAACCATTTTTCAGTCATAATTCTTTTTTAACTATCCCACTTTACAATAAAAGTTATATCCGTGTTGGCTGGGATAGGGTAAGGGGTTGCTAGCTTTCCTACTACAAGTAGTTGATTGTTTTCATTGTAGAGGCCAATAGTTGTTGCATAGGGTCTGAAATCTGACCCGGTCATAAAATCATAAATCGTACCGTCTATAACCTGTCCAAAAGATGAGCTAATCGGTGTACCTGATCCGCTTACTGGACCAAAAAACGGAACTGCGGCCGAGCCTGTGACTAATTGCTTCCTGACGAAAACGGTTGGATTTTGTGAGTAGTTAAAATCGTTTTCAGATACTCTACACTTGACTTCGTTCTGAAAGATTGTAGTTTCGGCTGTTAAAAGTAATGTATACGACATTTAAACATTTATTAGGTAGTAAACGCTACTTTACTCCATCCTACAGATGAACCTGAGAATGTATAAAACCATAGTGTTGATTGAGATACTGCTAAGTCGCCGGGTGCTCCTGATGGGAGAGGGTGAAGATCTGCAAAGCTAGCTACTCGGGCGATTCCTACCGTACCGCTTACGTGTAGAGTGTACAAAGGATTGCTTTCGAGAATACCTACTTTACCGTTGGTTACCGGTGCTGCTATAGGCGTGTTACCGTCATCAAAATGAGATCCAGAAGCCCAAATAATACCTCCTATGTTTACGTAATTCTCCGTTCCGGTAGGTAAGGATATGTTAGTACCAATTACAATATTGTTTTTTCCCGGTCCGGCTGCTGCGCCGCCGCCTACTTTTTGCCCCACTCTATAACCTATGAAAGTCGAATAAGATGCACTTAGAGAGTTTATTCCGGAGTACTCGCCAATAAATACTGATCTGCTTGCAAACTTGGCTGCATTACCTGCATATGGGCCTATAAAAGTTGCAGCAGAAGCGCTTACTGCTAGCTGGCCTGCTAGATACCCAAAAAAGTTAGAGGTTGAGGCATTATTTGCATCTAATCCTGCGTTCCAGCCTATAAAATTAGAGTAGCTAGAACTAGTAGCTCCGTCTCCTGCTCCGCTTCCGAGAAAGACTGAGTTTTCGGCTTTTGCGGCGTTTCTGCCTGCATTACTTCCTAGAAATATTCCGTCTGTTGGACTAAAGTTTGTTGTCGATGGATTAGTAGAAAATAGGCTTGATCCTGATAATGATATAGGATGTGATGCAGTTAGTGCGTTAGATGCCGATAGTGCGTATGAGCTACTAACTGCATAAGAAGAAGATACACTGTATGAGCTACTTAAAGCATATGAAGAGCTAAAAGCATATGATGAACTAACTACATAAGAAGAAGAGAGAGCATATGAGCTACTCAATGCGTAAGATGCAGATACTCCCGTTAAGGAATGGGATGCCGTAATCGCATTTGATGCCCAACTTGAAGTACCGAGAAAGGAACCTGTATTAATATTGATACTGAAGGTGGAATTATCTCCCTTAGTAAACGTAATTAAGCTGTTCGCGACAGAGGCTGTAGTTAGGAGAGAGGATGTATCTGTTGTTCCGCCTCCTCCACCGCCTCCAAATGCAGAGGATGCTGTATAAAATAGCTGTCCGGTTGAAATATTTACAGTTACTACGTTGCTTTGATTGGCTGTAGTGAGGGTAGGGATACTTAATGAACCCGATAGTCTTACGGCTCCAGATACTTCAACTATACTTGCAGAAAGATTTGCAGCAAGCCAGGCGAAGTTTCCGTCTCCTTCCTCAAAAGTTAGAGGTGCGTTTTTTATAATTGTTGCTCCTGTATTTGGAAGCGAGGAGGAACGAAATATTATTCCCATTATCTAATTACTTTATAAATAAATATCTAGGATTAAATTTACGGGAAGAATGCTTGATAGGTTGGCGCCGTTATAATAGCCATTCCTTGAGGATATATTAAATTTCCGACACGAATTGGAACATTTGCACCTGATACAAAGTAGTTGGTAGCGTTGAAATATCCATTCAGGATATATAAACCGCTGTTTGCGTTTCCAATATCGATCAAGTTTCCGTTGCCATCATCTACAATACAGTAGAAGGAGGAAGTTAATATAAAGCTCTGCCTTGAAATCTGCTGACCATAAACCCCTCTAGGTATCGAAATTACAGTTACTTCTGCGCCTGATTGCGTTGGAAAATATCTTACGTCTGCGTCAAAGGTTCCGGATGCGGCGGTAGATTGAGGTGAGTTAAAAGCGCTAGAGGCTGATATGGGGAAAGAACCGGTTAGGTAGTTGGAATAATAGAGGTGTCGGATTGAATAGTAATTGATAGTCGTCTGCGCTATCGATCCTGTTATAGTTACAGCACCGTTTACTCCTTTCACAACCGTTATACCGTATGCTCCAAAGAATTTATCTTCGAAGGATGAACTGTATTTTAGCTTGATAGGAGTAGTTATAACATCCGAAGTCCTTAGACTGTTTGCTGATCTACTCATCTTACTTTATTACCAATCTAACTTAACCCTAATCAGTGCTTCTTTTGTGAAGTCTTTAACCAATGGTACAGACATCTTAGCTACAGCTAACAATTCGCTATTGTCGTTGTAAAGGCCAATAGTAGTAATGTAAGTTTGTGGATTATAAATCATCGTTGGCCACAATACTGCTCCCGATCCTGACGCAAATGTCGGATTTGATGAGTAGTTATACTCAGCGTTCCCGATTCTCACAAAAACATAATCAGATGAGATAGTTTCTTCTGAGTTTAGCTGAAAATTAGCGCTGCGAGAAATCGCCTGATATAGTAGTGTGTTGTTAGTTGAAGTATATGATGCGCTCGCATTTACAGACACTACTCCGTAATTAGCTCTATCAATCTCATAGTTTATACCGCCAGATACTGGAGGTAGTCCAAGGGCGCTAGGATTCAAAATAATTGTCCCTATATCGGGTAAAAAGAATCCGTAAGATCCTGATACGGTATAGCCGGGTGCTATTGCTCCGGATACGGAAAAATTAACTGCGCTACCAAACGATCCTGATACGAGATTAAATACTCTGCCGCAATCTAAGTAAGTTACAGTCGTTACGTTATTGCTGTTGTCACAGAGTGTTACTTGACCTCCAGAACCGGATATGTTAATATTAAAAGTACCGGGGAAAAGTGTTTGCTTATACCTATTTCTATCGACGTTGATTGCGAGAATATCTGGTGCATTAGTTGCTCTACCGCCGAAATTAAAACCTTGTGTTGAGCTAGTTAAAGCTGCTCCATAAACTAGAGTCTCGTACTGACGATAGGTGGTTAGGGAGGGAGATACTCCTGGTACGAGGTTGTTGTACCATTTTGACCCTGATCCGTTAATGTTGCCGTAAGCAATAGAAAATTGAACGGCGGCGCCATTAGCAGAGCTTGCAGTCTGGAATACGTTTAGGTAAAATGCGCCTGCATTGATTGCGGTAGATACTGTAGATGAGGCGGTAAAAAAGGTTGCAAGCGTAGGCTGATTACTACTCCAAGCTGGAGCTGTAATCGAGTCAGAGCTAATTACAAAATCTGTTGGAGCTAATCTTGTGAATGACATATTCTATTATTGATTTACTTTGGTAATTTGAACTGGGATAAATAATCTAGCGCCGGAATCGCGTCCTGTTACTGTTAGTGTAGTATACAATATAGTATTGTTACCGAACAACGTGTTTACAGTAGTAGCTGTTATGTTGATAGTAGTACCAATAACAGTCTTAGATACATTAGTTCCGACAGTCTGTACGCCTGTAGTGTTGAGCGCTGTTGCTTGAGCGGTATTGATGCCTACACCGTTAAACGCTGCGGTAGTTCTTACGTCACCGATCTCTGCAAGATATCCTGACTGCTCAAAAGTTGAAGTAGCTCCAAGATAGTTGAGGGTTTGAGGTGTAATAGAAAGACTTGCTCCTTGCTTCAATACGATAGTACTGTATCCAATACTGATTACAGGAAGTTTAGCTGTTCCGCGGGGTAACGTAATGAGCTTATACTTCATAATCTCTTGAGATTCAGGAAATGCCTGGATGATTGGCATGTTTTCAATAGCCTCTCCGTAAAAAGCTGATCCTGAAGGATGGTTTGGATTGTAGAGGGTGTAGTCTACTTCATCATCTGAAAGCGAAAACTGTGTAATCTGAAAAGAACCGTTGTTTTGCGCAAGCAGTTGCCTGCCGGTATCAGTTAAAATAGCGTCTATTACAACGGACGTGTTACTTAAATATGCCATGTTTTACGTGTTTTTCTCTTTATAAATAGTGTATTTACTTAAATTTTATATACCTCCCGGCAAAGGCGATTGGCCGTTAAGTAGCTGAGATTGAACTGCAGCTTGTAGTGTGTTAATGTTCTGTGTAACCTTTGAGCTGATAGTGTCTGGAATCAAGAATCCGTACGATGTTGCTCCTGGAGCTTTATTAAAGGTTAAAAGTATGTTCTGTTCGTCTTGATATTTTCTCAGCAGTAGAAACTTATATACTAAATTTGGATTTGACATCCAGTTATCCAAAACTTGTGGTGTTACTTCTATATTTAGTCTTCCGCTTTGAAGAGATGCAGTTACGACTGTCAGCTCTTGAGTAATTCCGCTAGAATCGCTCATAACAATTGCGTCTCCAAACTGTGGATTGAATGGATAATTTGCGTCTCCATAGCTATCGTAAAGGCTACTAGATATAGTCTGTGTTCCGGAGATAAAATAGGGTACGAACTGATAGTTTAAGAATGAAGATACTTGTGCATTTAACGATATTATACTACTTTGATCTGTTACGTCTGTGATTGTTGTAATAGGGGTACCTGATCCTGTTATAATTGCGTAAGGATATCCTCCTGTACCTACTGCTGCTGGCTGCGTTACTAAATAAGTATTAGAAGCTCCTTGAACTATTGATGCGGTAAAATTTCCCGTTGAAACATATGCTTGAGTTAGTCGAAATTCTACTTTATCGTTAGGGATCAAGTTTACTGGCGGAGTAGTATAGCTCAATGATAGAAGAGAGCCGGATATGTTAACGGGAATCCCGGTACCGCCTCCGGATGTAATATTACTTAGTATAGTTGCATTTGAAGGTGCTAATAAGTCGATATAAACTACTGAACCGGTTATGTCGCCGGTACCTGATATAGCGAATGAATCTACTGTGCTAGGTCCTCCTAGCCCTAATGTGTAGCCGAAGGCTCCGATGTCTAAAGTTCCGTTTATCGTCCCTGCAGGCGATCCGTCAATGATAACGTTAAAAGGTCCTGTTATAGTCTGGGTACTGCCTGCGACGGGGCCATACTGGTAGTAGATATTGCTTATAGGATTCTGAATGTTCAAGGATCCTGTAGCGGTTCCCCCGGCTGAATATTGCGATGTAAAGTTAAGGTTTTGAGCAGCCCCTAGCAGTTCTGTTGAGTTTCTATACGCAGCCCATGTGTACTGTATAGAATTACCTCCTGATGTTTGTGGGTCCGGGAACTCTACGTTAATTCCAAGGTTAATAGTAAAGGTTCTCTGCCCGGCTATAGATGCTGTATAATTTGGCCAGATAGCTAGCGAAGTTGAGCCGGTAGCGAAATCGGTACTTGCAGGACTTTCAGCGTTAAGGTAATTGTAGATATTACCTGCTCGTACAGAGGGACTAGTTAATGTTACTGGGAATTGGGGAGAGACTAGCCCGCTACCGCTTATAAAGCTATTGTTGATAGAACCGGAAGCGTAGCCTCTAAAGCTGCCTCCGGTATCAAATCCTAGGTACTGGAAATAAAGTCTCTGATCTGATC